GCTGACAGACTGATAGTTCCTGTTGGAGCAACAGAAAGCAGATGGCTGTTACGAATACCGTGATCGCTAATGAGATTGCGGATATCACTAGGTAAAGACTTAGCAAAGTCACTCTCCAGATAAGCTTGAGTAAAGAGAGGAAACGGACCTTTCTCAATAGCAAGCTCGACAGATGTAGTATATGCAACATCCCTAATCACCCCCATAATTTCTTCAAGGGTCTGTAGGAATCGTTCACTGCCATACTCAAACCCTAGTGCTTCGATAGCATTAGCTACCCCAGTAACACCAAGGCCCATACGTCTTTTACTCTTGGCTTCTAACTCCTGTTCTTTTAGTGGGTACGTTGCACGATCAACTACATTATCCATAGCACGTACAACGTGAGGGATGTCATTACGTAGTTGGTTCATATTGAAGACGTACTTACCTTCGTGCTCTACTACATACTTAGTCAAGTTGAATGAACCAAGTAGACACGCACCGTTAGGTGGTAGCGGCTGTTCACCACAAGGGTTAGTAGCTGCAATCTTCTCAGCGTACCACAAGTTATTCTTCTTGTTGATGCGATCAATGAATAGGATACCTGGCTCAGCCCAGTCCCAAGTACTACGTAGTATCTGATCCCACAATGCACGAGCGTTTACTGTCTTGTGCACACGCCCATCAAACTTTAAGTCAAACTCTAGGTCATCCTTAACTGCAGTCATAAACTCATCAGTCACACCAACAGAGATGTTGAACTGTGTCAGTGTGTCACTGTTGTTCTTTGCTGTGATGAACTCTTCAATGTCAGGATGATCAACACGTAGGACGCCCATCTGTGCTCCACGTCTGTGACCTGCTGATGCAATAGTTCTACACACTGCATCAAAGATACCCATAAATGAGATAGGACCAGATGACTTAGACTCTAGTGATTTGATAAGTGTACCACGTGGACGTAGTGTACTGAAGTCATAACCAATGCCACCACCTAGACGCATAGTCTCTGCAGCACGACGAGCAGCTTCCATAATACCATCCATACTATCTTCAATAGTCATAGACACAAAGCAGTTGTAAGGTGTCACACGACGAGGTGCACCCATAGCTGACTGTACACGTCCTGCAGGTAGGAAGCGTTGCTCATAGAGGATTGTGCGGAAGTTATTAAAGTGTGACTCATTATCCTTCAAAGCTTCAGCTACACGTGTCATAGCTTCACGGAATGTCTCGCCCTTTGAGCGATACTTCATTGCGTGAATCTCTTCTGATATATCTATTGTTGGTCCAATGTCGTTACGTAATGTCATTATCTTTTGTCTCCTGATCCTTGTAGTGTGCCACGTGCTTTACGTCCGTAGAGCTTCTCTAAATTCTTCATAGCTAAGTCGTGCATATTAATGTTTAAGTCTCGTGATAGTGCAGCAATATACCACAGCACATCACCGATCTCTGCTGAGATAGCTTGACGATCAAAGTCACCATCACGCAGCATCTTCTTTACTTTGTTTGCTACTTCCCCTGCTTCACCTGCCAAGCCCAGCGCAGGATACAGGATAGAATGCTCGGCTTTGTAAATGGCTGTCTTGGCTGCTGCCTTTTGGTATGCATTTAATCCCATCTCTTTCTTACTGTACACGTCACTATAATATTCCCACGCTTCTAAGTCGCCATCACTTAACGTACTCATAGTCTCTCCTTAACTGTTATGTTTTCTGCTTCGACATCATCTACATCGTAGAATAAGTCTTTAATTAAATCATACACATCATCAATATGTGCTTCTTCTACAGAGGATAGTAAGTTGTTATCCTCATCTATTTCAAGAACAAATGTCACACTAAAACGTTTGTTCATTAGGCGCTCCCATATGTTTTACTGAAAGGTGTCAGTCGATTAGTTTCTAAGAAATCAGTTTGTGCTATCTCGTTACGCCGTTGCACAGCCATATCGACAAGCTGAGGGTAGTCCTCCATAAGATCAAACAGCGTAGCCATCAAGCTAGCTGCATCATAAAGTCTACCGTAAGTCTTATCATCTAGTGTCGTATCGTCGTGCGGCATAAGATACAGTGTCACTGTAGTGTATTCACCGTCTACTAAGCCTGTAGGTTTCAACACTACTGCAAACTCATCCTTGTCTATCTCACTCATCTTTCTCTGCCTCTAGTTTAATGTGTGTAGTTCTAAGTGGCTCACCTTCTTCTGCTAACCACTCTTCGGGTATCACCCTGTGTGCATACTTGAAGTCGTGCTTCTTACACCAGACTGCATACGTACTCTTGGCTCCCTTGTACAGCTTAGCATTAGCGTTACTAAATACAAACCTGATGTCTAACTCAGGGTGCTGCTCTCGTACTGCTACGTGCTTGCGTCTATCTTCACTATCGAAGATGCCCTTAGTTTCGATTATGATACCGTTGTCTAGTACGAAGTCTGGAGTGTAAGTTCTATAGCGTAAGTCCTTCCAGTCAATCTTGAGGTCTTCATATCTCAACCTCTTTTGTTTGTCCTTCAGGAACTTAGCTACAACTTTCTCCAGACCACTACGATACCTGCGAGGGTTATGTCTCTTCGCTGGCAAGTTCATCTCCTATAAACACATAGTCTACCATAGGTTTCTCTGCAGCCTGTGATACACGTGATGGCTCAGTAGTTAGGTTAGGCCAACACTTATGTTTGTATGCACAGAACTTACACGCAGAGTTGAGCACAAGATTACCTGACGCTTTCTTACGATACGTTTCAGGTACTGCATCAAAGCAACGCTCGAATGGTTGATCAGACTGTATGTACTCTACCGTCTTTTCAATCTTCTGTAGTTGCTCATCAACGTTAACATTACCAGCGTCAACATACTTGAACTCCCCATTAGCTTTATTGACTACCCACCAACCGCCAACCTCTTTGTCGGCTGCTGTAGCGTACCCTACAAGCTGACTTACATAACCAAAGCTATCGCCTTGTGCTAGTGTTTCAAAGTCCTTGAACTTATTCTTGTATGACCAAGGTGATGCAGACTTAACATCATCCACCTTACCATCAAGAACCATATCGTACTCACCTTGTATCTCTGTACCGTCAGACAGAGTGAGTACAACCTTCTCGTTATCCGTAAACTCTACATCAGCAGCACGAAGTAACCCTTTGAACATCGCCTCTACAATATCGCCTAGCATCATATTAACTAGGAAGTGTGGAGGAAATGGTGTCTTATCTTCAGGGTCATTCTTCTCGAACCACAACTGACAAGTCGGACGCCCAAGGTTGGACATCCGTAGTTTAAACTCGTCACGTGGACCGCCGCTGAACTGCTTACGCACAGCATCCGCTACGTCTTTACCTACCTGTTCGATCACAGCTTCATCAACTATAGTCTCACCTGCAAGTGCTTTCTGTAGGAATGTGTGTAGTGCTAGCTCAGCTGTGTGGTTCATTCTGCTGCAACCTCGACTTCCACGATGTCGTTGATCACCGCTTCAGCTTTAGCTGACATAGTGCCACCGCTACGCTCTTCGTGTTGGTCATTGATGTAACCATTCATCCCTGCAATCCAATCCATAAAGCTATCCAAGATGTCTTTGTCTGACTCGTCTAGCTCGTGCTTGTCTGCAAGGTCAAGCGTGAATGTAGCGTACTCACTACCGTTAGGCATCTCGTGTAGATCAGCACCAAGTGTAAGGTAGTATTGCAAAGGCAGTGCGTTCTTACGCTCAATCTTCTTGAGTGCATCATCAACAGCCTTGATAGAACCACGGCTCTTCACGTCCAACACAAATGGAATCTCTTGTGCTGTGATAGATGAATCATCAATAGGATTACCCTGCTCATCCATAGCACCTTCCATCACTACAGTACCGAAGACTACCTTGGTGCGCTTAGTGTCACGCATCAACTGCTGTGTCTCTTTAGGTAGAGACTTGAAGTCTTCGACATAGCCTGATGGTCGGCCTGCGTTGAAGCCACCAGTGTTATCCTTCAGGTCACCATTCAAGTTGTTAACTAGAACAGTCTTGATCATCTCGTTAGCTTGAGAGTCCCAACGTGTCCACTGCTGGCGCTGGGCAAAGATGCGAACCTTCGGGTTTGTAGCGTACACGATCTTGTCGTCTGATTGTGTAAGCTTGTATGCACCAGCTGGAATAGCATCGACTTTAATAGTCTTGCCGTTGACTTCGATCTCACCTTTGACAGGCGAATGGATTTGACTGAAGCGAGGTAGCATTGAACGCTTACCACTTGAGTTCTCAGCCAGGCCCATCATCTCTGCCAATGATTTACCTTCTGTAGCCAGTGCGATTTGATTGTTACTCATTGTGTATCCTTTCACATTTACACAGTTTCAAAGAGTCGTAGTTATAACACTAAACGTCCTTAGTGTCAAGCCAATTCGGACCGATTTTTGCTTCTAATAATAGAGGCACATTCATCTCTACTCCGTAAGCTTCTTCGATGATACGATTGAGATCATCGTTCAATGTATTTATCATAGCAATGACATACTCCTTCTCGTCTGGGTGAATATCTATTACAGCTGAGTCGTGTACTGTATTGACTAAGCAGGACTGCAAACCCTTGAGCCTCTCCTCTATCTCCATCAGTACGACTGGCACCACATCACCAGTAGCAAAGCCCTGCACTGGATAGTTCTTGATGTTAGTCATATGAGTCACGCTGCCATTCTCTCTACGCTTACAGTCAGGGAAAGCATACTGCCTACCACTCACGTTAGTAATCTTCAATAGGTTAACTGCTTCCTTGGCTAGCTTCTTGTGCCACTTAGCTACGCCTTTGTACTTCTCTGTGAAGTGTTCATAATACGCTGCGACAGCCTTGGGTCTTCCATAACCAGTTGCGCCAAAGAGGGGTGCGAAGGTGTGCTCCTTAGCTTCTTGGCGTGTCGTTGGTTGACCAGCATCAGTGATAACTTGCGCCGTGTAACTGTGCACGTCGAACCCTGTGGCGATCTCTTGCATTGCAGTCTCGTCCTGTGCGAGGAACGCTGCTGTTCTAAATTCAAGCTGGGCAAAGTCGGCCTCCATCACGTAGCCACCATCGAAGCGAGACACGAAGACCTTCTTGATTGGGAACGTGTTGCCTCTTGGCATATTCTGCATATTAGGGTTACGTCCACTGAACCGTCCAGTAGCTGCAGTAGTCTGTGATAGATCAACGTGCAGCAAATCGTCAGGCTTAGTGAACAAACTGATACCACCTACAAAGTTATTCAGGTAGCTAGTGATAGCGTTTAACCTACGTAGATCAGCTAGGAAAGCCTCAGCCTCTAGCATACCTTTTGATCTAGCTGTAGCGATAAGTATATCAAGGTTACCCTTGGATGTAGAGAACCCACTATCGCTAACCCAGTCCTTGTTAGGCGGGAAGAAGTTGAGACCTGCTACTTGGTTGGTCTCTTCTAGTTTGTAGCCACGTGCATCACAGTCCTTGCACTTGTTAGGTCTAGCGTACTTGGTGCCATCCTTCTTGACTTTGTATGTATGCCCAGCGCCGTTGCACGTAGGACACGTGTAAGCTTTAGTCTTCATCACGTGAGTAGAGTTAGCCTTGACAGTAGAGCGATACTCATCGACTGTGTTGACGTGCTCAAATAGTTCAGCCCATTCCTTCTTGTTGTTAGGCTTCTTACTGTAGATCACTTGAGACTTCTGCTCAGGGGATGACATATTGATAGGCGTGTCTCCCATCAGGTCACGTACCTTAGCGTTGATGCGTGTCTCTAGTTCAACCTTCTCTTGCTCGAACTCTTCACGTACTTGCTCTAGTGCATTACGATCTACCTTGAAGCCACGCTGATACATACGACACAGAGTCATACATACCTTCATACTGATGTCACGTACACGTATCATTGACTTACTCTCTGGCTGTGAGAAGTCGTGCTCC